ATTTCCCTTGTTGCACTATCTGGTATCGGTTGTTCTGCGGCAGTAGTCGAAGAAGTAGCTCGGGAACGAAGAAAGTTTACGCCTGGTCGAAGGAATACTTCAGTCGCAAGGTTAGTGCTTTCGATTGTATCTTCTGTAGGAAATAACTTAGTTGTATTGCCAGAACTAGGAAAACTGGTTGTCCCCATGGCATAAACTTGAAATTCTGTATCACTATCAAAATTAAATTGTATAGTCCACTTACCATCACTCTCAACATGTTTTTGCATTAATGCATTTGTAGCAGCGTGAGTCGCACGAGAAGAACCAAATCTTGCAGAGTCCGCTAGGTCTATACGACCTTTGATGCCGACCCACTTTTGTGGTAGTGAACCAATTCTATCACCAAGTGTATCACCTACACTATCTTTATGAACATGAAAAGTAGAACTAGTTGAAAGTTTACTATTGTTATATTCCGCGCCAGTCGCATCGACGCCATGAACTCGTGGAGCGGTTAAGTATGACGTTTTTTGTTTTCCCTTTATTGAGAAACGAGTATAACCTTCACCATTGATAGTTGTATCGCTAAATGTGTTCTTATATCTACCCCATATTGTATCATTCCATTCAGCGCTCAAACCAATGTCAAGATACGATGACCCAGCAACCCAACCCGAATCAGTTTGTAAATTTGTAAGAGAAAAACCGACTCTGTTAGTTGTAGATTTTGGATATATTGTGCTTGGTGTAGGGGGAAATCTTCTACCACTAGTTTTTGGTAAATCACTGTCTCGACCCACAAATTGAAGTTCCCCATCAATTCTTACTTCTGCGCTATCAGGGTTATATTTCATAGTGAATGGTTTTGCACTGTCAGAAGGAACACCAATACCAGTCATATCAATCTTTTGAAAGATACTATATGATATATCACTATCCGTGGCAGAGTCCGTTGTTCTTGTATCTGAGAAGAAATTTGGTAGGATGTTTGACCATCCACCATTCGCAGAATCAAAGTCTGTTACTTCTGACGCAAGACGAACAGAACCCGCATAGTCGTATTTGTAGATGCGAGAAACAATTTCGTTGTTTACAACGTTCCAATCACTGTCAGAGAAAGCTACAAGTTTCTGTTGTGATGCACTATCAGTTTGATAAAAAAGATTCGCATAGTTTGAATCATTGTATGTTTCTAATGAACCCTCACCATCTGTTCCGACATTTCGGTAGATATTACTACTAATTGAAGTGACAGATAGAAGTGACGTGTCACCACCAGTTCCTGTTGCGGAATCGTATACTGTATTGGTCAGAGTTCCTACATCAAAGACGTTCCGTCCTCCAGCGTGGAATCTTGTAAGAGCAACTATATCAGAACTATCAGATTGTCTGAGTTGTAGTCCAGCTCGGTATGCTAAGAAATCGTAATCATCACTATCGAAGCTTTGAAGTCCAGCACTATCCTTTAGTTTTAGTGGAACGCTAACGCCCATTTTCACTGTCCTTAATTTAGTTGTGTGCCAGTTTCATCATAGATTTTTGGTGTATCTGCCCTTAGTGCGTTAAGTGCGTTTACAACTGTAATTCTTTCATTACCAACAAATCCATCAGAATCCAACAATCTTAGACTACCGATTGTATTGCTATTTAGACTTGAACTTGAGTCCAATAAAGCAAGGTCTTGTGATAATGAGTTGATTGCAGTTGTAAGGTTTGTTTTATCATCAATATCTGCATCAAATGAAAGGCTACCCAGTGCGCTATCTAATTTTTCGAATGACCCAAAGATATTATCTGCGACTAGGTGATTGTTGTTGCCGTTAGAATCAATTGCGATGTCTGCGAACAATTCGTTAACTGCACCCGCGATAGTCTGTGCAGTGGTGTTGAGTGATGCGCTACCGATTTCAGCGTCAAGTTCATTAATACCGCCAACGACTGTCTGTGCGGTAGTTGTGAGTGATGCACTACCAATCTCTGCATCAAGTTCGTTTACTGCATCGGATAATGTGGTTGCAGTAGTCGTTAATGCTTGAGCAGGTTCAACCTTTGTGTTGAGTGTATCAATCTCTGCTTCCAGTTCTGCAATCGCACCACTTACCGTAGAGGCAGTAGTTCCCATTGCACCCGCAGTGATTGTTCCCAGTTCTGCGTCCAGTTCGTTGATTGCTTCCTTTACCTCACCCGCAGATGTGGTAAGTGCAGCATCACCGATTGAATCGTGAAGTTCGTTGATTGCTTCCTTGACTTCTTTATTGAGTGTCGTAAGTGTTGCGTCACCCAAAGAGTCGTGGAGTTCGTTAATCGCACCCGTAAGAGTTTTTGCAAGGGTAGTGAGTGTTGTGTGCGGTCTTGCACCAATGTCACTGTCGAGTTCTACTATAGCAGCCGTTAAGTCAGTCGCAGTCAGACCACCCGATGCTAGGTCAGTAGCAACGAGGTTATTAGAAGTTCCTCTAACAGCAACTTCTAATTCGTTGATTGCAGCGACAGCGCTTGAATCTTCATTTGTGTTCAATCGTCCTGTCGCACCCAAATCTAAAGAGATGGTATTGACACCATCTACCAATTGACTAAAGGTATCTGTAATCAGTGTTTGGGTCGGTTTATTTGTCATTACAGTTTCTCTACTAATTTAGTGAGGAGTTCTTTTATTTCACCAACTTCATTCTTTAATTCTTGGAACTCCACATCCTTTTGTTTTCTTTTTTTCTTTGCTTCGCGGGCTTTGGATATCTCTTCCTTATTTATATTAACGATTCCCCCTGTTTCTGGGTCTCTTGCGAGACTGGAGTTGCCGTCAACTATAATATATTCTTTCTTCATTATACTGCCAGTGCGATGCCTCTCAAGTCTTTTACTACAGGTGGTTTAGATTGATTGCTTGTCGTAAATACAAGTTTCAATTGATATTGGGTGAATGAGTTTACATCACCACCGTCACCACCAATCAGATAACGATACTCACGGAAGTTATTTTCGTCTGGAGCAATCGTTGTTTCTGATGACTGAAGTGTCCAGTCCACATCAAAGATACTGTCACCATCGTTTGCGACTCTGTAATACAATTCAAGTTCTGCACCACTTGGTCTAATAGCAGAAAGAATAACTTTCAGACCGACAGCATCTTCCTCAAGAGTCTGAACTGAAGTGTGGTGTTTCGATAGTGAAGAACCACCAACAGCATCTGTCTCAGGAGCATATGACAACGGAACATTGAATCCAGTCGCAGAACTAGAGGCTTGTCTGTCAATAAGATTTGTGGTAGTTGTCAATGATGTTCTCTGTGCATCAATCATTGGTGACACATCTGAACGAGACGTTCCCAAGTCTACCTTGAAGGTAACTGAACGTTCTCCATTGAGTTGAGTCACGCCTGATTCGTTTGCAGCCTTGGCAATCAATCGAGGTCTTGGGAATAGATTTTCGTCACCAATCTGAATATCACCTGAGTAATTTGGGTCTTTCTGATAACGAGTTTCTGACCCTGCCAGAGAACTACCTGTAGTGAACTTAACACCATATGAGAGGGTTGTATCATCTGGAAGAATAGTTGAGAAGTTCGGAATCGCAACATCGAAGTTGAGTTGTTGGTCTACAACAATTTCGCTACCGCCGAAACGACCGGCAGATGTTGATACACTGTCGGCTTCAAACCTCAGACCAAACCCATCTACCGCAGCTACGGGTTTTTCACCCATAATAGATGAACCAAGAATACCGTTATATCTCGTTGCGGAGTCCAGTCCAGTAATATTAATTGTATCAGTATCACTGTAACCGTGATTCGGGAACAACATAGTAACTGTCGTATCTCCACTGTCCGTGAAGAAAGGATTGTCTTCAAGAATTTCATCAGGAACATCTGCGTTTTCAAATACCGCATACCCACCAGCAGTATTGAAGTCTGCTTGATAGATTTTGAATGCAAGGTCTTTTGTTTGGTCAGGTGTCCAAGTTGAACCGTTTTGTGATTTGAACAATGAACCCAGTGAAGGTTGACGGTTCACACGTTTCTCAGTTGAACCCAACTCAAACGCATAGGTCTCTGCGACATATGCTTCATAGTCTTTCGACTCTGCCAGTAGAACGATTGCATATTCTGTATTCGGATTGAGGAATACTGGTTCGTCAAACTCAAAGGTTGTAGGTGCAGCAATGGCGGCCGCTTGTGTCTGTGACCCAGCAAGACTCACTTCCGATGGAGTCAAGAACTTGATTGCATTCGAGATGATGTCGGTTGCGGATGGTTGACCATTTACAACAGGACGAATCTGCATCTCAACAGGTATCTTCGAATCTTTTGCTTTGAAGAACACATCGACTTTGGTTACGAACATACCCGATGGTTTGGTCACACGGAAGGTCTGTGCGAGTGGGTCACGTCTGGTAACCTCTGTCCAACGCCTTCTACGAACCTGAGTGATACGAGTAGATGTAATTGTTTGTTGTCTTGTGTCCAAAGTTCCTTGTGATATGTAGTTTGCAGCTGCTCTAGACAGTGCATTGGCATCATTGTTTACACTAACATCTAAGAGTTTAAACTCTCTTGTGCCACCACGGAATCTGAAATCAGTTTTAGATGGTAAGAAGAACGAACCTTCAATCACACCATCACTGTTAGATTCTAAATCGGTTGAACCTTGTGGGTGTGCAGAACTATTACGATATCTGTTACCATAAGATAGACTACTACCTGAAGCATATCTAGAGAATGTTTCCTCTCGACAATATGCACTCACATCTCTTCCATCAAAGAATGGGAAGTAACGAGTGTTTGGACGCATACCTTCTGCACGGAACATAATCTTACGAGACCGCATGAATGGCAGGAATGTCAGAGAGACAGTTCTGTCACCTGTTACCTTACGAACAGTTCTTGTTCCAACAACAACTCTTTGTTCAAAAGTTGTTTGTTGCCATCTTCGACTTAAACGTCTCGTTCCTGTTCTACGAACACCATTACTATTCCATGTAGAAACGCCTGACCAACCACCAAATAGGTTAAATCCTCTAAAGATGCCAAAACCAAAGATAGGGGCGCGCCAGAACGGAGTCCATCTCCATTGATTGAAACCACGTCTTCTTGCCGTGCCTGCTCTCAGTCTACCCTGATTTATAGTTCCGAGGTCTTCCTCAGCTGTTCTGTTAATAACATTTGCAGGAATATATTTGGTCTGAACCCACTCATCAGAAGCAGGAGAAAGTGTAACACTACCCTCACCAGTAATAACTGCGAATGGGTTTACGTTTTCGAAACCAGAGATTGTTGTCTGAGAAATCGCAACACTTTCTGTGTAATTCAGATAAACATTGTCACCCTTCAGAATTGTGTTGTTTGATTTTGAATGGTCATAAACAAGAGCGATATTATTGTCATCTGTTTGACAACTCAGAACACCTAATGATGGGTCAATTGCAGCCCGTTGTTCTTCGTTTTCTGTATCTGTGAATGAACGGTCAGCAAAGTTGTCTACAAAGAAACCTGATTTACTGCGTGGGTTACCCGCAGAGTCGAGAACCAACAATGAAGATGTGTCAACCTCGAGCAGAGACAATGAAGTCACCTCTTCTAGTTTATCGACACGTTTCTCTAGATTGTTGATGTCTGCCATCGTAAATCTTTTTGCTTCAAGTGGAGTTGTGTTGACATCTGAGTCACTCAGACCATATGCATTATGTTCCAACAAGAAGAGACCTAAAGTGTTCTCTGGTGTATCTGGGAACTGGGCATCAAACCCTGCTTCACCAGTAATATTTTTTACTGTTCCATCGGTTGAAATGACAATCTTATCTCTGCGTGGTTGGTAATATGTTACATCACCCTGAAAGATATCACCATTAGTAGGAACTTCATTTACTCGTGCATCTGTTCCAGTAAATGTTCCAGCGGAATCAACCACTGAACGGAAATCAATTACATCACGCAGATTAAGTGAGGAACGAGGCCCAGTTGAAAACTCTGGAATACTCTCATAGTTAACCTGACCAGTATATGATGTGACATCAAAGAAGTCACCACCACCGTGGGTGAAGTGTTTGAACCTACAGAAAATTGCACCCGATGGTGCAGAAGCGTTAGTTTCTAGAACCAATCGACCATTACCATAAAAGCCTGGACGTTGACCTTTATCTACAGTAAACAAATATGAGAGGTCTACACCGTCAGAGTCGGTTTGTTTGATTGATATTACATCGTAGATATCTGCTGCATGAAGGTCAACAAACTTGAGACCACTACCATCAGACTCGACTCCAGTGTTATTGTAAGTCGTTTCGACAAGTGTTTTCTGACGAGAAGATGCCTGCGCTTTATTAACCTTCGCATAGATTGTAACTGCTTGACTAGTAGGAAGATTCGTGATTTCGGCTGATAGTAAGTTCGGCGGTGTTATTGTGATAGTCGCGCCAGTAACAACCGCGCCAGTATCGTCTCTTGTTACAATCCACTGATTTTTATTTACAAGTTTCTCACCAGCCGCGTTAACAGAAATAGTAACACTACCTGAACCATTTGATGTATCAGTAAACTGTCTCTGAACCTCAAAGTCAACATCAGTAATGTCAGACGGTCTTGCATTTGGTAATGGGTAAATTAAATTGGTTAAGTCACCTTCTTTAATAACAGCCTGTCCATTCTCAAGGAGTGGGTTGATGCAATCAGTTGAATCTGTTCCGACAGACCTTACTTGACGAAGTGCTGAACCACTATTCATTTTGATATCATACAGATATACACGATGCTGTGAACCATCTTCTTCTACATAACGAACCTTTGCAGTCCCGATGGTAGAAGTAGAAACACCGTGGTCGGCACCATCTTTAAGATTGACAACCTCTTGAGTGTTTATATTCAATCCACCCAAAGATGTAGCACTGTCTGTAATGAAATACTGACCATAAGAGATACCAGTAACTTCGTTGGTGAATGTTTCTGTTGTTCTTGGTTTGGCGATTGTCAGTTTAGTAGGAACTTCCGATGCACCACGGTAACCGTTAATATATGCGATACCATCAGATACAGATGCAATCAGGTTTGTTCCTGAGTCGGTGAAGTCTACAGTGAAAGGACTTACGATATAGTTGCCTGACTCTTCACGAGTTCTCTCTGCAAGGACTTCATTGATTTTGTTATAATCTTCTGTTCCCGATACTTGGTCAAGGATTTGACCGTCAACAATATCACAGTAGTAGACAAAGTTTTCGTCAGCAGCAAGTGCATCTTCTGTTGTCAGAGTAAGTGTGATACGATAACGGTCAGCGCCAGGCGAAGACAGGTTCGGTGTCGCACCCTGATTATCATACAATGCAGTATCATCAGCAACAGTAACGATATCTTCGGTGATTTTGAAACCAATGACTTTACTTGGATTTCTATCATACTTGGAAAGAATGAGTTCCTGTGGTTTGACAAATACAAAGTGGCCACGAACAAAGAAGTCACCCGCAGCACTAGAAATTTTAGAACCACGACCTACCGCAGGAGCAGCAGACTGAACAGTCAGTGTGTCTGACCCGTTGTTGATGTCCTCACCCGCAGACATACGGATTGGGTTCGCACTTGATGTGCCTGAAGATGTATCAGTATATTGAACATATAGAGTTGCAGGGTCAGAACCTTCTGCCGCAACAACCTGAAGAACTCTTGCTTTGACACCAGATGTCTGTCCAGTAAACTCTGTTCCAACCAGTGTGGTTGTGTCGGTAGGAAGAGTATTACTAGATGTATTCAGTTTGATGAATTCATAGTTATTGTTGATTGTCGGCCCGCCTGGATTTACAGAAGCACCATCTTTGAAGATGTTGCGACCAAATCTTCCAATCTCCTCTTGGATGATAGTCTGCATCTGTGTAAGTTCGCGAGCCTGCAAGGCACGACCACTATTGAAAAGGACGCGATGATAGTTATCACTATCAGTGAAATCGTCTTTGTAGGTCGTGGAGAATGAGTTCTCTGTAAATGTGTTAGCCATGAATCAAACCTTAAATTTGAATTACAATTTTAATATCTTCGGTCTGGTCACTTGCACGAGTGACCGCCGCTCGGTTATCAATATATAGGACATCGCCAGTAGACGTTGTTACTTCAGGTGTAACATATGGTGCAAATGACGCATTAAGTGTTCCCGCACCAGAACCGTCTGTTTCTGTTACCGCTTCACCCGAATCAAAGTTAGTGAAACCAGTTACATCGGTCTGGTGATACCAGACATTAGATGAGTCAACTTTATCAATCAACGCTTTTGCGCCAGAAGTTGAACCGACAATTGTGTTGTCAGCGGTAAATCCTGTTGTCACCGCAGAGAAAATAAGTTTCTTCAATGCAATACCTGTTGATGCAGTGAACAAATCTGAACCCGCACTGTCTTTAATATTTTTGATAAGACCAACTTGACGGAAGTCATTACCTACAATAAAGTCATCGTTCTCTGTTCCGTCTGGTTTTACTGTGAACATGACACCATTTGCACGAAGGTCATTTCTTGGGTCAGCCCCTAAACCACCTTCTTCAGAAAATATAGGACGAATCACTGCTGGTTTGGTCGGTGTGCCACCACCACTTACCGTGATAATCGCATTAGTGTAACCTGAACCAAACATCAATGTGCCTGAACTGTCGAGGACTTCAGCAGTAACAACAGCACTACCAGAAATCGATGCGGATGCTTTTGCGTTTGTTCCATTACCAACAATTGTCAATGTTGGGTTTGATGTATATCCAGAACCACCCGAATCAACTGCATAGCCTATAATTTGACCACTAGTTGCAGCGTTCTGAACAGCCAACTGTTCAACATCAGAAGCAGCGGATGAGGAGTCAGTAGTCCCTTGAAGTTTGATAGGTAGGAAGTTAGCAGCGATATATTTCGTTGCATCACCCGCACTGATAGAATACAAGAACTTCCAGATGTAACCATCCGCAGTTGAGAATGGTGCGCCTGTTGTATTACCTGATGGTTGGATAGTCGATACTACCGCATTACCAGCAGCGTCTTTAGATTGTTGTATACAAACATATACTTGGTTCTCGTCATTCATGACATAGTATGTTTGTGTGGGATAACCAACCTGTTTATCATCATAGGCAGAATAGACAGCACCCGAAGACCAGTTGTAGCGAGGCACAACGAAGGTCGAGTCAATAACTTTCTTCACTGACTGAAGACCATTGCGGAGACCTCTCTCTTCCCATTGAGCGTTAATTGTTGTTCGCGCAGTGTCAGAGTCATTCCAGTCTTCGGAACGACCAATACCAATGTAATAGTTGTTCGACGAATCTGCGAAATCAGTCAGAAGAGACTGAATAACTTGTTTTTTTAGTGTATTAGTAATAACTGCCATTTTTATTATCCTGTTGTAGTCCCATTATTGGCTACAATTACCCATTTATTTACTGAGGTGTTCCAAATCAACTGGCAACCATCACCTTCATCAAAGGCAATAAAACCATCACCAGAGTCTACACCCAAAATATTTGATGACCCACCCGATGGCGTAAGTCTTGCCTCACCCGCACCCACATTAATGAATGAATGAAACTCACCTTGTGCCGTTCCAGCAGCAATAGTTGGTGAGATAGGCGAACCAGAGTTGAATACCGTGAGAGGTTCGTTTAGATTTACTGCCGTGTCTGTTGCCACATCAGTTGATTTTTCTAGAATTAGTTTACTCTCGAAACTTACACCACCTGTTCCTTTACCTGTAATCTCAAGTGTAATATTTGTATCATCACCCGTTGCAGCGATAGAAGGATTGTTACCAGTCGCAGCCGTGGTAATACCGATATGATTGACTGCACTTGAAACATTGGTGAATGTAATATACTCATTAGACGAACTATCAAGTAGGAGAGAACCATTTGCAAGACCCGTCAGGTTTGCATTACTTACAGTCAAACCATCAATAGTTTTATTCGTAAGCGTCTGTGCGTGGTTCGCGAACACAAAAGTATCATCACCTGTCAGAAGTGGTAATGTTACGTTTCGGTCTGCGGCAAGTTCACTCACAGCAAATACATATTGATGGTCTGCACTTGTATCATTGATTTGTGGTGTCGTAATAACAGGACTTGTCAGGGTCTTGTTGGTCAGTGTTTGGGTTGTTGTTGTCAAAACAAAGTTGTCGCCAGTCGTGCCAGCAACGGGGATGTTTAAAATCACATCCGCAGACGGGTCACCGTCCAGTTTTAATTTTACTTCAAAATCATTGGCGGTTGCACCCTCAAACAGGATACCGTCTGAGTCAAAAGATACCTGACTCGTTCCCGAATCACCACCAACGATAGTATAGAGTTCCGTGAAGTTTTCATTAATCTTCTGGGCAGCAGTGCGGAGGGTATCACCCGTCCCGTCATTTGCTGCTGTGCCTCTATTAATAATCTGTTTTGTCATTTCTAAACCCTAAATGTTTCTTCTATTTATAAGACTTTATCAATCAAGATGACCAAGATTTAACAAATATTGGTCGGAATCACTACTGTAGAAGACATGTCTGTCTTGGTCGAATGTCTCGAAAGTAAAGTCGTTTGACATATCCATACCGTCAGCCAACCATTCGTTAACCTCAGTTACTGCATTTACATACACACCAGTCTGGTTAGTATCGTATTCATCCACCAAATCTTCAAAAGTGTAACCACTATTAGAAGAGATAATATTGGAAAGGGTAAATTCATAAACTGAATCTGAATCTATATATCTACCTGTTGTAGAACCCTTTGTGATAGTTGCAATTATTTTAGGTGGTTCAGCGTTTAACGAACCAAGTTCTATAGTGCCATCAGTTAGGGATGTGCCATTTGTGATAGTGGCATTGCCGACAAATCTTGCAAATGTGTCGTTGATATCAGATGGTATTCTGAATACTAAGTTACCACTACCATCAGGGTTCACACTGTCGGATATGATAGTTACGGCTGAATTATTATTTCTTAGTGTATTGCTTTCTGACCGATTATAACTAACCACTCCAAGTGGGGCCAATGTAGATGTATCAGAGTCATCCATAGTTGGTGAGGTTGCAACTTGAGTCTCACGGATGTCATTATACTGTGCTTGAATTTTAGAGATTTGGAATGTTGTGAAATCTTCCAGTCTAATCTCTGGATTAATTCTACTTAGGATACCAGCAGAGTCGGTGTTAAAGTCATCAACCAATGCACTCAAGTCTGTCGTAGGTGTATCCCCAAACGATGCTTCAGAGTGAACGGCGATTGGTGGAGGTGGTGTAACCACAACATTTGGTGCGGTGATAGTATCTGTTACATCACTAATAATCTGCACTTCCGAACCAATGAACATACCGGCTGGGTGAACGAACAACTTGTATGGTTCTCTCCACTCGTTAAATGAAATATCTGACTTAATCAAAATAGCAAACTTCTGATACAATTTATTATCGGTCAGAAACTTTCTGGAGTCAAATCCAATCTGAGAACTAGCTTCACCGACATTAAAGACTTGTTCTTTGGTGTAGATAATATCTGGGTCAATCGAAAAGAATGTTCTAAAGAACTGTTGAATCGAAAACTTCGTTCCCTTTGAACGATACAATGTATTAGAATATTTCGCCGCAGCACGTTTGTCTGAGAACCCTTCAAAGTATGATTGACCCAACAGAAGTTCGTCCTCGATATAAGAAAGAAGTTCTATGTCAGTCTGTGTGATGTCCCTGCTATAGAACAGGTCGTTAATCAACTTGGTAGGAGATGACTCATCATCTTCGTAGTGATAATACTCATCAAGGAGTGTGATAAGTTTTGGATACTCTGTGCGAAAGAACTCAGGCAAAACCTTTTCAATAGCACTTTCAGGAAAAGTAAGCTCTCTCCTGTTCAGGTCTGTCAGAGTATCGTCTTGCTTATGTCCCATTAGTTTGTGACTCCAGGCTCAACATCTACGATACGAACAAAGGAGCGAGACTCATCATTTTCAATGACATCTTGTCTAAATGGTGTTAACACACTCTGGTTGGCGGGTGTTGCGCTGAGTTTGACGAACAGACTAGAACCAGCCACCTCATCAACTTGAAGACCGACAATTCTTACTGTGTCTCCAGTATAGTCACCAACATTATCTATAATGATTTCTGTGTCATCGAGGTTGAAGACTTCAAGTTTGTTAGAACCTAATTTGTTTCTTAAAATACAGTTTTTGTTTCTGAACTTAAATCCAGTTGATTGAATAATATATTCGGAATCATCTGGTGAAGCGAGGGCGGCCGCATAACGTAGAGTATGCGCTTGAACCGCAGTGAGGGTCGGTGTAAATCTGCGTTGCATCTTAACATTCATACGAGATGAAAGAATCGCAGGACTGTTTGCATCAATCAATGTCAACAGATTTGAACGTCTGAATGACTGGTCAAACTTACCTGTGCTAGTGCTAAAGTAATCACGCACTACAGTTTTGATATTATCTGTGACCGTGTTTCGTGAGAGTGTGGTCAAGTTCTGATTGAACTGGAAAAATACTTCTGTCTCAATAAAGGTCTTGATAGGGTCAGAGAACTTCAGATTAAATGATGCAACAGATAGTTGTTCCGAGAGGTCAACGATTGCCTGTTTGGTAGACGCTTCAGTTGCAACACCAACATCGTCATTGAACAATACAGACATAAAGATTGTTCCAAACTCTGGTTCAAGTGCCTCTTCCCCACCAAACGATTTAATGTCTTTGATGAGTGTCGAGAAGTTTTTGAGAACCAACGCAGAGTAATCCACAGCCGTGACCATTCTGTTCTGTGACGCATACTGGAATGGGGCATTCT